AGTTTGCTTTCGCTGTCAGGGCGATACGAACAAAATATTTGTTAGCGGCAGAGTTCCAGATGTTGACAAGGCTCTGCTCATCGAACGGCCCTTGGGCGACGACGGTATAAGTGTTTCCGTTGTGGTAGGTGAAGCTGACCATATCGCACTTTTTCAGGGTCAGTCGCAGGGTATAGATATTGCCGTAGCGCGTGCCGTCCGCCGCTCCCGGGGAAGCCTCGCCGTGCGAGACGCTGACGGCTCCCTCCCAGCGCTGGAGCGCGGCCACGCCGAACGTCGCTTCCAGGTTGCCGAGTAAGGTCATCCGGGCAGAGGCAGGTCGGTCGATCTGCGGTCGCCACTGTTTGGCAAGAGCTTTATACCTGTAGCCGTCCAGGAGGATGTAATCATAGAAAGCCATCGGTTACTCCTTAGTAGCGGTCATCGCCTTCGCCGCCATAGCGCGGGCCGGGGTTGACGGTTCCAATCTCACGGATGAGTTGAATGAGCTTATCGATGCGGGTAGTGTTGAGGGTGTTCATCATCTTCATCATTTCGGTCGTCGCGGTGGCAAGGCGGAAAGCGTTGTCGTACTTGTTCATTTCCTGCCACGGCCCGATCACCTTTTCGTTCCAGTTCTTCTGGCCTTCGGCAATCGCGTCGTTGATCTCTTTCTGCGCGGCGGCGGCTGCGGCCTGGGCTCCCGCGGCTTCCTTCTGAAGCTGGATCTGGTCGTACTGGTATTTTCTTTGCAGATCCTTCAGCTCGTCCTGGAGTTTCTTCTCTTCCTCGTATTCCTTCATGCGCCGGTTGAAGGCGTCCACGTCCAGCTTGTAGAAGGTCTCGCGTTGGTTCTTGTTGATAGTGAAGCTCTCCAGGTCAAGGCGCTGCATCTCGGCCATGTACTGCTTCTGCTTCTGGAACTGTTCTTCCTGCTGGGCCCACAGTTGTTTCTGGTGGTCGCGCTGGGTCTCGATGTTGCCCTCTTCCAGGTTCTCGGTCAGAGCGGCGCGGTCGCGCTGGCGAACAAGCTGGCGGCGCTGGCGGCCCGAAGAAAAGCGGATGCCCTCGTTCAGGTCTTCCATCTGCCAGCCAATGTTGAGGCCGCGCATGGTGTCCTGATACTGCCAATCAGCTTGAGCCCACTGTTGGCTCTGCTGGAACTGGTTGTAAGCTTGCGAGAACTGGAAGTTCTGGTACTCGCTGTTGACCTGCATCCGCGTGAACTGGTTGCTCTCGCGCTGGATGGAGAACTGGTTGGTCGTCTGCATCCGCTTCCACTGGTCAGCAAAGTTGGCTTCCTGAGTGGAGCGGCTCAAGGCCGTCATGCGGTCTTCGATGCCCCAGTAGGAGCCGCTCTTGGGATTGTCCCAGGTCCCGCTCGCATTATTGCCCCACAGGTAATTCTCCTGGAGGGCAATGCCCTTCATCTGGACGCCGATGGAAGCCATCGACGCTTCATAAGACTTTTGGTTGGCGAGCTTCTGGAGCCCGTAAAAACCGCCCTGCTCAAAAGTAGAGACGATCTGTTGATTGCCCGTTCCCAGGAATTGCGCAGCGGTCATCATCCCGTTACCGGTCCCGAGCTGCGGGGCCCAGTGGTTGAGCACCTGCATCGCGACCGCGCCGTTGGTCTGCGCGATCATCTGCCCGGCCCGGTCGAAGAAGGCGTTTTCCATGTGGCCCGACTGCCACGCTTGGTGGCTGTACGCGCCCATATCGCCCGAGAGCATCCGGTCGTAGATCGAGGCTTCCTGGTTGGACATTCCTGCGCTGGAAAGTATCCCGCCGAAAGCAATCGCGCTCCCTGTCGATCCGCCCGCGGCCATGTACTGGCCCATCGCGCCGCTGATCACCCCGCCCACATAAGGATTGGATGCCATAGAGAGGGCAGTAACCTGATCCCACTGGACGGCAGTCAACGGAGCGCCGTACTGCTGGAGCGCGTTCGCCATACCGTAGGCCGCGCCAACTTGCTGCTGGGTCTGGATGCCGTATCGGCCAATCAGGCGAGTGCCCAGCCCGTTGAAATCGGCTCCTATGCCCATCGCGGACTGGAGCTGTCCGCCCAGAGCCGCGACCCGCTGCCCGCGGAACTGCATGTTCTCCGCCCTGGTTTGGTCGGGCTGGGTAGCGTAATCATTGAACGCCTTTTTGAACTCTGCCGTGCCAGGCACATAGCCCATGCTGTTGGCGTACTGCGCGGCTTCCGTTTCCAGCGAGGAGGTCGCCATCCCGCGCCGCACTGCAATACCCGCGGTTTCCCGCAGCGTATCGTAGTCCAGCCCACCTGTCCAGCGCTTCTGCATGGCCGCGGCCTGTACGGTTGCCGCCTGGTCTTCTCCGGTGAGCGCCTGGATGCCCCCGGCAGCGTCCAAAAGTTCTTTGACCTCTTTCGGCGTGCCTCCAGAAGTGAGGATATCCTTTTCCGGGTCGGTCAGGTTGTCGCCAACCCCTCCAAAGATCTCCCAATTTCTCTTGCTAACGTAGCTGGAGAAGGCATCGGTGATCGGGTTTTTTGGCAGGTTCTTGGGGATGGCGGTTTGCATCATCCCGGCCCCAAAAGCCGCGATGCCTTCTATAGCACCAATGATGCCTTTGTCTTGGGTAATGGCCCGTTCAGCGATCAGGGCTTTGGTATAGGTGCGTCCCAGGCTGCTGAAGGTGAGCGGCTCTTCGGGTTGGATGAACTGGTTGTAGGCTTCCAGCCCGATGCCGGTCGCGCCAATGGCGATACCAGTGGCAAGGCCGAACTTGCCCATGCCCTCACCAAACCCCTTCATTCTTTCATCCATCATCCCGAGCATCTGCCCGCCCATGTACAGACCGCCAGCAACGCCCGTTGCCATGCCGGTGGTTGTCGCCAGGCGAGCCGGGGCATCCCCGTACCCGCTCATCAGGTAGGGGACATCCATGAACGCGCCCAAGGTTTGGTACGCGCCCCGCCCCATGTACTCCCGCCCTAGCTCCTGCCGTGCGGTATAACCAACGTCCGTGGAAGCGGCCCGGACGCCTTCTGGCAGCGCGATCTGTCCGATAGAGGAGACGTACTGCCCGTAGGCTTCCGCCTCCTGCATCGGCGCACCCATCGCCATCTTCCACTCGCGGCCCAGCATGTACATGCCGTACATCATTGAGCCGAATTTGCCGGCCCACAGCCCGCCGCCTTCTCTGCCGCCACCGCGCCCACGGCCCCAGCCCCCGCCGTACCGGCCCTGCGAGCCGATGTCAAAGGCGTTGCCTTCTTCGTCCACAACCGGGAAGCTCTCGCCAGCCTCCCAGATTTGTTCGATGGTTTTGCCAGATCTCTGGATTTCTCGCGCAGCCTTGGGCGAGCGCTGAACCAGGGCCTCGACTTCGCCCAGGCTCTTCAGGCGGGTATCGGTCGTCGTGATCTTGGCGACATCCCCGGAGGTGACGCCGTAATCCAGGCCCATCGACTGCTCGACGGCCCGAGCTGCGGCTTCCGCGTAGTGTAGAACGACCTGCTTGAACTTATCGCCGTGCGCCCGCGCCAGGTCGGGGGACACGCCGGAGTTCGTTTCGTCCTTGACGAACTTATCGACCCCTTCCAGCGCGTTGTCGATAATGCGCTGCCCGACCGCGGCGATCTTCGCGGTTGGATCACTGGGAAGATGAGAGCCCAGCGCTTGGGAAGTTGCCTGCATCGCGGTCGAATGAGCGAGGGAGACATTCTCCGAGCTCATCTCCGTAATCTTGCCCCCGGAGAGATTGGGATCGTCCGCGGTGATCTCCCAGGCGTTGCCTTCGGGATCAACGGGTCTCGCCTGGCCGCGGAACTCGCGCCTGCGCAGCTTGGTAATCTCGCCCAAACCAACGTTCTCGCGCACTGCCGCGGCGGCTCGCTCGATGGGGGTCAGCCGTCCGCGCCCTTGCGTCCAGCGGTTGTAATCGGCCTGAGAGATCTCCGCAATGATATCGCCTTGGTCGCTGATCGTGCCGAACTGCGGAATATTGCGGGCAGGGGTGGGGCCAAATTCGCCGGTTTGCTCGTCAAACTCGTGCCATCCTACGGTAGCAGACGGCCCACTTCCCGAGCGCTGCGCCCGGAACATGCGCAGGTTGCCGTCCCCATCTTCGCTTTCGAACAGCCAGCCGGCTTCCGGCTTGATCCGCTGGAACGCGGCGGGGTTGTCAATGACCGTCCGCTCGCGTTCCCGATCCATCCGGCGCTCGCTGGCCCGAGTTTCGCGGGCAGCGCCGTTCCGCGCCGGAGTGGGTGTATTCGCCCCTGCGGTAGTCGTGCCGTTGAGGTTGCGTTGGGCGCTTGCACGGCGGCGCGCGGCGGCGCGGCCTTCCGCGGCCTGGGCGACCTCATCGGGATTGTCCAGGTCAAATAGGGGCTCTTCGTTTTCCCAGCCAGGCGGGTTATCCGGGCCCTCGTCATGCGGGGGAACAGGAGGAACAGGCGGTCGCCTTGGGGGTCCGCCGTTACTACTGCTGCCGCCGTTGTTTCCTGCGCTGGAAACTGAACGGAACGGTTTCCCGGGGCCTTCCGAGTTGAAGGGATCGATCATCACTCCGCCGGTGACGCCGTTTGCCCCTTTTATTCTCGCGTTTGTGATCCGCAGACTGCCGCGGTTGAGCGCGGCGGCTCGCTCCGCTGCCGGGTTGCGCGGCTTGAGCCTGTTCTGCCCCTCGTCATCTGGGTCAATATCCTGGGGCTGCGCTGGGACCGTGCGGGCAGACGGCGGCGTGTACCCAGTGGGGTTCGGGCCGCTGCCGCCGAAGTACCAGTCGTAGTACTGGCCCTCCGGGTCCTGCGCTCTGCCGCTGTCAAAGCCCATCGCCTGGAGCTCTTCATCACTCCAGGGTGGCGGCTCGTCCGGTCCCTGGTCAAAGCTGTTTTGCGCCTCGATGGTGGGGAGCAGCTTGCGGTTTTTCTTCAGGCCGACCCGCGCCGGTCGGGTGGATGGTTCACGCACCAACTCAGTCGCATCGATCACCGCATCGTCGCCGTGGTTCCAGAGCTTGTAAGCCCCGGTCCTGGGATCGATAATGACGTGGACGCTGTCCTCGCCCCAGTTCTCGTTACTCAACAGGCCCCCGCCTGTCAGGTCCTTGCCGAGAACATCCGACTTGGTTGGGATCAGGTTGGCCCCGCCTTCGCGCTGGGTCGGGTGGGTGTGGATGGTCCCGGCCAGGAAACCGCCCATCGCTTCCGCCTGGGCGACCGCTTCCCGCGACATCGCGGGGGTAAACTTGACGTTGTGCTGGCTGTTGGCGCTGTTCTGCTTCGGTTTGACCGCGCCGATAATATCGACGCCGCCCTGTTGGTTGTTGCGCCCTACCAGGAAACCGCCCTCTTCCACGTCTGGATTGGTGAAGAGCTGCCTGAACTGCTCATCGACTGAGGAAGCAAAGTGCGGGAAATTACGGGACGGCTGAAGCGTATTGCCTTGCGCGACCGGATAGAGCAGCATCTTCTGCGCCCCTTCCCGGTCGCCCGTTTGCTGCATGTAGGTATACGCGGCGGCAGACTGCCGCTCCCAGGCATTGCGCCCCTGAAGGAAGCTAAGGTTGGGCATATCGAACATTTCAGCGGCCTCCTCATAATCGCCTTCCGGCATGGGTAAATCGGTCCAATCGGGCGGGCCTTCGGGGGGTTCATCAAAGTTCATTTCTTCCGGGTTGCCTGCGCGGGAAACTCTCTCGGATGCGACCATTCTGGTTCGAGCCAGGTTCCGCGCCACGAACCCCCGCATAAAGTGCGGGTCGGGGTTGCCCACCGCCTCACCGCTTAGGCCGGTGAGCTGCTCGTAGATCTCGCCCTTGAGCGTTTGGGTTAGGTCGTCGCCGCGGTCTTTCCCGGCGATCAGATCCTCCAGGCGTTTCACAACGTTGCGGTGGAAATTCTTCCGCGTCTGCTTATCCGCGCTGCCGTACATCGACCAGTACCAGGGCGCGCCACCCTCGCGCATGGCGATATGCGTCTCGGGATTGACCACCGAGCCGGCGCTGTAGACATCGGACAGCATCGATTGGGCAATGTTACCCACGCTCTGGCGGGCCAGCTCGCCCACCTGGTTGATCGGCGTTTGGATGAACTTCCCTTGCAGCGATTGGAAGATCTGCTCCGGGGTAATCGCCTGGTGCTGCGCGGCTGCCTGCGGGGTGGGGGTTCTCGATACTTTGCGGAGCGACTGCGACCATTCCCGGGCCGTCTGGAGCTGCCGGGAGGGATCGGCCAGCACGGAGCTGCGCAGGCGCTCGTAGTTGACCAGGTCGCCGCCCTGCATCTTTTCAAGCTGCTCGGCAAGGTCCGCCTCTTTCCCGCGCTGGAAACTCAGCCCCAGGTCGTAGGCGTTCGAGATTTGCTGGAGCGCCTGGCGGGGGTTGCCGGATTTGGATGCCCGCGCCTCCCGAACAGATCGGGGCGTTTCTCCCAGGCGAATGTGAGCTATAACATCTTCGCGCCCAATTGCCCGGGCATCTCCAATGATCCGGTTGAGCTCGGCTTGCCCAGCCTGCTTGACTGCTTCGTGCTGGGGGCCGTAGTAGACATTTCCCAGTGCGCCGAAACTTTCCCCGTTCTCGGGATGGGCCGCGTTGGCCTGGTCAAAGGTCGTTCTCCAGGATGGCTTGCCCTCTTCCACTTTGCCTTTATCGTGGTGGTATCCATACACGGAACCAAAGCGGCCTGAGCGGGCAGAGTTGGAGGCGCGGTCGCTGTCCGGGTTGGCAATGGCGTTGATCGCATCGTAGAAAGCACGCTCGACCGAGCCGCTGGCGGCGTTCTCCGAGATATCGTCCAGTTCGTCGCGTGGGTCGTCGGTGCTGTTTTGCTGGCGCAGATTGAGGAGGCCGTCAACGGGTCTGCGGTTGATTTCCTCTACGCTCAGGCTCTCGACCTCTCTGGCTTTGTCCGGGTGCGCGTGAGCGAAGGCGTTGATCGCGTTCAGGTCAATTGGGTCTGGGCCGCGCTGCGCGGAATAGAGCGTGCGGTTTCGGACAAAATCCTCTCCAGAGGTCGCGATGTCACCCTGCATCAGGTATTCACCCGGGTCATTTTCAGCAAACCAGGCCGGGCTCCCGCCCAGGATTTCCTCGTCCAGGTTGAGCGGGGGCTCTACCCACTCCTGATAGATTTTGGTTTCGGTCTCTCCGAAGCTGTATTCCCCCCACACATTCTTGACCGGGACACCGCTCTCCAGCGAGAATTTCACGCCATTGGCCGTCCCACCCGGGATGTTGTTGTAGAGCGCCAGGGTCATACCGGCATTGCCGATCATCGCCCGGTTGCGGTCGTCCAGCAGTTTGCGGACGAGATCCGCTCTCCCGGCCTTGTCCAGGTGATCGGGCAGCGGGCCGCTCAAGGTGAACTTTTCCCCGCCCGCCCTTTCTGCTCGCGAGATCAGTTTGGCTAACTTGGCCTGCGCCTCCGCGGGCCACTGCTCGCCGTAGCCCTCGTAGGGCAGCATAAAGGCGGTTGGGATACCCTTATTGATGGCTGCTTCGGCAAGGGCCTGGTCCCAGCCTTGCGCCCCGCCCGAGATCACCGCGGAAGGCTTGAGCTGATCGAGCTGCCGCGCCGCGATTTTGATCAGATTGCCGTAATCTTGGAGGTTGTTGTACCCGCCCAGTTCGTCCGGTCGATGCCCGGTCCCGGCGATAACCAGACCTTGCCCGGGGATATCTGTCTTTGGCCCTTGGTTGGGCAACAGCCATTCCGCGACGGCTCGCCCTTTGCGCACCTCGGGCCGGCGAATAATACCCCCTTCGATCCAGCTATCTTCATTCTCGCTCCCCAGCGGGAAACGGGTGAACTCGTCTACTGCTTTGCGGGCCCACGGCTGTTCTTGCTTCGCCAGCGAGTTGACCCAGTCATCAAACTTGTCGTTGGTCTGCGCTATCTCGACCACAGCGCTCGCGCCGTGCAAGCTGGCCCCGACCCTGCGCAGTTCTTGCTCCAACAGGACCCCGCTCTGCGCGAACGAGACATAGCCAGGGTCAAAGCCTTCTTTTACGAGGAGCTGCTTGTACTGGTTTTGGAAAATAGTGTCCAGCGCAGGAATGTTCCCGCCGCGCTTCACAGCCTGGTCGTACAGGTTTTGGGAAATCGTAAGAGCTTTCTTTTCCAGGCTCTTGTAAACGCCCTTCTGGTCAGTCCAGACATCGTGCCAGTTCTCGTACAGGTCGCCGTAGGTGTCGATTGCTTGCGGGTCGAGATAGACCCGAGTACCGAATTTATCAGACGGTTGGTTAGTCAGCGGCGCAATGGACCAGTTGCCGTCATTGTCGCGGTACAGGCCCGAGGAGTATTTCGCGTCCGTGGTCCACAGCTCGGTCGGGATCGCGGTGTGCCCATCGGTGCGCGATAAGGCTCCTGGAAGCTGGATCTGCTTGAAGACCGGGTTCTCTCTCGTGCCGGTGTTTTGCCAGGTGGCCTCAATATGGAACATATTGCGGCCCATCTCCGGGTCAAAGCTGCGAGCGAGCTGGTGGACCCAGTTGTCTTTGAGGCCCTGGTCCGCGCTACGACCGATGATTGGACCTGGCGTAAAGGCGGTCACGTACTCGGTCAGGTTGCCGTTCGCATCCGGCTGCTCGTAGGCCAGGAGCGAGGTCCTGCTGTTCTGGTAGGCGTCTACGATATCCCCCAGATCCGGCGAGTTGAGGATGCGCTGGAAGGACTGGATGAACGCGCCTTCTTTCATGCCCATCTTGCCCGCTGGACTATTCGGGTCAATGCCAAAGACCTGGACGTTATGCGGGTCGTAGCCGTACTCGTAGGCGTTAACCTTTCCCGCGCCGTACTTGCCCGGCTCATTGCGGAAAGGATCTTCCTTCTGCCCGGTCTGCACGTTCAGGGTTGAGTACGCGCCGAAGACATCCTCGGTCCAATACTTTTTCTGCACGCCGACCAAAGCTTCGTGGACTTTCGCGTCCAGAGAGGAATTGTTGGGGAAGTAAGATCTTTGGGTGAAAGAGTTGTCGGCGGAAATGCCGCCCGACGTGTCAATCGGAGCCCTGTAAAAGTCTACGCCGCCGCCGTCGCCTGGGAAGGAAGTATCGCCGCCTTCTTCGCCACTATCAAATAAACCCAGGCTGATCTTCCCGCTGGAGAGCGCCCGCTCGTCTTTGCGGAGCAGCTCGACGGCCTTCTGCGCGGCGGAGCCAAAGTGAACCGTGAAGTTGTTTTTACTACCTGGAACCGGGGGTTTGTAGTTGGTGATCGAGCGCAGCCCGCCCTCGAAAGCGGTCTGCACTTCGTCCATGAAATTTCCCCCGACATACCTCCAGGCGACCGTTCCGTCCGGGTTACTCTCCTGGTGGATCAGTTGGGAAAGCACCTGGGGAAACTCTGACTTTCCTAGCCAGGTCATCGCCTCGTGGACGGTCTCGGCGCGGAAGGCGTGTGGCATAATCTCGCCGGCTGTCCTACCGGTGATCGAATTTTTCTGGTCTCGCCCCCATCCCAAATCAATAGGCCGGTCGAGGACGCTCTCAATCGCGGAAGGATTTTTCGCAAAATAGTGCGCCCGCGATAGTGGCTCATTCAACTGACCGGTCGCATGGAATGTATCCAGAACCGAGCGCATATTGTATGTAGGTTGACCGGCCCGATTGGCGCTTTTGTAAGCGTTGAAGTCTTCGAGGTATTGGTTATAAACGGCGTCAAACTGCTCGGAGACTTTGCCGGCGACAAAGTTCTGAACAGCAGTGGTCATCTTCTCCCCGCCGGTTTGCATTTCCGCCAGGGTATAGGCCAAAACGCCGTAGTCTTTTTGGAAGAAGTCGGCCTTCTCCAGGATGTTGATCAGGCGGTTCTTCTCGGCTTGCGTTCCCTCGAAGCTGCCCAGGAGCAGCTTTGCGACTTCTTCTTTGCTCGCCATGCGCCCGTCCTTTACCGGTAAAAGGGGCGTGACACGGGAGGCAACGTGTCCCACCCCTTTATTCTTCTTCGAAAGGATTGCGTTCCTGTGCTGCGTCGAGTGCTTTCTTCTCTTCCAAAGCCTCGCTCACCCATAAACGGAAATTCTTGCGAAAGAAAGCGGGCTCTGTCAGCAGATCGGGGAACAGCGGTCGGCCTGAGCGGTCAGCGTCAATCGTCAGCTCAACCAGGCGGATGAGAACCAGATCATTGAAGGTGTTGGTCAGGATCGCGTCCTTGACCAGCTCCTCCATTTCCGTCAGGTCTACTCCATCTCGTCCCCAGACTTCTGGGTCGGAGATTTCGAAGAACCCTCCGGGTTCTTTTGACCTTTTGGGCGCTGCGGTCCCCAGCCCGGGACTGCATCAGCAATCGCGCCCCAGATTTCCATGACCATCTCGTGCGGCATCTTGCGCAGGACCGCCTCGATCAGCTCGATCTTGGCGTTCTCCTTGAGGAGCGGCTCGCCGCCCTCTTCCAAAGACTTGCCCTTCTTCCCGCCCGCGGGAATAGTGGTCCCGCCGAAGCACAGGGCAATCTCGCGGTAGGCGATTTCGGTATAGGTCGGGGGGAACTCGCGGCGGATGCCGGAGCTGTCCACTTCCACGCGGTTCTGCACCAGGAACTTGCTCATCGCCAGTTCGTCGCCTGAAGTCGGGGGCTTGATCTTCCACACCCAATCCGGTTCTTTCTCGAAGCGGTGTTCAACGGCATCGATAATCGCGTACTTGCCAAAGTCAAAGTCAGACATACCAGTAAGCCTCCAGTAAAATATTTGGTCTCGTGGGGGACTTTCCTGCGCAGGAAAGTCCCCCTGTACTCATTCGGTTTAGTAAGGGGTGGCCTGGCTGTTGGTCAAGGTCACTTTGATCGCCTCGGTCGCGTCCGCCAGGAAGATACCGGCCACGGCCATGATGACCTGCGAGCCGGCCCGCAGCCCAACCGGCTGGGCGCTCCAGGCCACATTGCCCGCGCCTGCCGCCCCGCCGTTGCCTTCAATCGTCAGGCTGTAGGGGGTGGTGCCTTCGATATACTGCGCGGTCTTGAAAGTGATGTCGAAGTCGGCCTGCTTGAGGATCTCCGATGTCCATTCCGTCACGGCGCCCAGGCCGTCGTAGACGACCTTGTTGTACAGGTTAACGTCGGTGATCTTGAGCGCGAGCTGAAGCACATAGGCGCGGGAGACAATGTCGAAGTCGTCCGGGTTGTAGGAGCCGACGATCCACTGCTCGTCCAGCGGGATCGCCATCGTGCTCTGGAAGGAGCCTGAAAGGACTTTGACCGATCCGCTGGAGGGTAGGGTGATGGTCGATATGGGCGTGATGAACGGCGGGGTCGCGTCGGTTTGAGCGGCAGCCGACCAGGTCGTCATCGCAACGCCCGGGGTCGGCTTGCCGCCCGCGAAAGCGAGCTGGCCGCGGACGAAGTTCGCCCCGCGCCAGGACAGGCCGAGCATGGAGATTCGGCAGTCCTGGTACTGCTCGCCCCACATGCCGCCCGGGGAAAAGCGCACGGTGTAGTAGGGCGCGTCGAACTGGTCGGTGGGCATCGTGAAGGCATGATCGTTGGCTAGTGTACCGCCCGCGTGGAGGGAAGGGGTGTCTTTCCCAAGAGCGCCCATCAGGAAAACGCCCAGGCTTTCAGGCCGGGGGATGAACTCCATTTGCCCGCCCGAAGTCACGCCGACTTTCACCACGTCGCGCAGCATCGCCCCGCCGCCCACTTCCATATCCAGCGGGATGGTCATGTTTTGCACGCCCGCAGCCCCGCGGGTGAACAGCAGGTAGTTGAAGTCACCATCCGTAACAGTCGGATTGCCTTTCCCTTTTGGGTGGGTGGCTGGATTGTCTTCGATCTGCTTGGCAAAGCCCATCAAAGAACGCTGTGCAGAAGTCATGGGATTAGTCCTCCACAATAAGCTGTGTGGTCAGCACTTCAAATTTGACTTTGATAAAAAAGTCGTAGGCGTCCGGGGGGCCGCCCGCCTGGAGCATTTCGGAGATCAGGCTGTCCGAGAGGGGGCCCATCGTCACGAACTCCCCTTGGCTGGCAACGTTCGCAAACCGCATCCCTAAAATGGATTTCTCAACTCGACTGCGCACGGTCGATGCAACACGGCGAGCGTTTTCCAGGTCCTCGCGGGTGCTCTCCAGAAGCACGCGGACTTTCACGGTAAAGCGCCTGCGCCAGGTGATGCAGCCGCCAATTTCAATCTCTTCGATCTCGTCCTTCCAGATCCGATCCCCGGCGCTGATCCCCGAGCCCTTGATCTCCTGGTCCGGGTCGTTCTCGTAGAGCTCGACCGAAATCCGGGCAACATCTGGGTCCGGGTCGCCTTGCAAAGGGCCCAGCTTGATCGCTCCGGGGATGGCGTCATCGCCGCTTCCAGCGCTGGAAACTAAATCGCGCTCCAGACGATCTTTCACGTAATCCATGACCGTCTTATGGATCACGGCAATCGCTCCGCGATTGCTTGGGAAAAACGCTTTGCGTTTTTCACTTCAACCTCCCCGCCCGGTAGAGGGAGATCACCCCGCCCGGGATGCGCTGGGCAATCTTGGCGTAGTACTCGCCCATCAGATCCTCCGTCTCCGGCTGGAGCGGGTTATCCTGGCGGTCGCCGACCGGCTTGTAGCGGTCGAGCGTGGCGGTCTTGGAGCGCATTTGCCCGTAGACCTTGGCCTTGACATACAGGCGGATGAGCTCGATATCGCTGTCCGGGACCGTCAAGGTGAAGTTAGCATCCAAAGCATTGGCGGGAACCGGGTGCGAAGCGAGATAGGTGAGGAAAAGATCCTCACCCAGGGGAGAACCCGACAGGTACAGGTTGCCCCCCTGGATGAAATAATAGAGGTTGTTCTTGCGGTACTTGACCCCGGGCCGGTCCAGCCGTCTCTCCAGGAGGGTATCGAGCGGACACTCGACCTGAATATCCTCAATAAAGTCGGTGGGGAGGGGATACTTACCCTCGAAAAGAGTAAGCTCCAACCGATCTATCCTTCGGGGGAACCAGGTTGAATAGTCCCGCAAGGCGTCTTTGGCGTACGTGTAGAGGGAAGCGTCGGCCCAGCGCGGTTTGTCGCTCGTGTCCAGGAGATCAGCGCGGATATCAGCCAGCAAAGTACCCCAAGTTTCCATGACAGTCCTTAGTTGGTGGTGCCAGCGGTCAGGTGCAGTTCGTAGTACTCGGGGCGGAACTGCTGGAACTTGAACATGCCGCGCCAGCCGATGCGGTTGATCATCATCAGGTCATCGAACTTGGGCGGCAGGACCGGGGTAGGCCGCTCGGCAACGCCATAGACCACCGCGGGGCCGCCCATGAACAGCGAGGCGTGTAGGGTAACGCCCTTGGTCACATAGTCTCCCAGTTCGTGTTCTTTCATCAGCGGCTTGTCCAACGCCAGGTTGACGTTGGTTGCGCCGGAGACAGCCACGATGCGGCGGGTTTCCTGGGTGCCGTCTTTCTCGTTCGGGGCGGAGCCAGCACCCAGGGCAACACCGCCCGGGGCCGCGCTGTGGATGGTGATGTAGTCACCGACCACGAAGTTCGTCCCATTAGCAGCAACGGTGATATAGCGCTTGGCGTTCGGGTCGCGGCCTACCGAGTAGATGGTATCGACGGTGGCGGCTGCGCCTTCGCCCTTGTGGGAGGCGGCTGCCAGGGTGGTCTGCTGGGCTACATTGCCGTAGTTGCGGAGCACGAGGCGGTTGGTGCGAACGAAGCGCACGCCGTTCCAGGTGCCGACTTCGCCGGAGAACTTACGCCCGCCGCCAGCGTATTCCTGGAGCTCCAGCCAGTCAGAGCCCGCAGCGGTGCGGATATCGTGGATCACGCGGGGGGTCGTCACGCAGACGATGGTCTGCACGCCGCTGTCATCGACTGCGACCACACCGGGGATCTCGGCTTCTTCCAGGTGGGTGCGGGCCAGCTCGGCCAGATCGGCATCGAAGAGGTCGGTGGTCAGGATGGCGGCGCGGTTGGCGCGAGCGCCGCCCGCGTAGACCGGGTAGGGGTGCTCAAGGAAGGCGTTGCGGGCCAGGATGTCGAGCGTATCGACCAGGTTCTGGCCGATCTTCTCTTTTACCAGGCCGCGGATGTCGCCGTTGTTGATATAGGTGGTGATTTCCGAGTAGTCGGAGAACTTCAGCGTGTCGCCGTGGATTTCCAACTGGATGGTCTGCGAGCGGCTATCCAGGTGAGCCCCGGCCAGCCACAGGTCTTTCTCGGTGATGGTGTTCCAGTTGGGTTCGGTGTCGTAGACTTCGGTGAAGTTCATGATGCCGGTCTTTTTCGCGGCGAAGTCCTCTTTCATCACAGTGTAGGGGACCATGATCGACTTGGTCCGCAGGGTTTCCATCAGAAGACCTTCGTAGTAAGTGCGCTGCCAGTTGGGGATACTGGACTGCCAAAGCGCGCCGGTAGTAAAGTCGTTAACCAATTTTCAGTACCTCATCAGCTTTTATGTTTCTGCTCCAGCCATGAGTAGTAGTCATCAAACGCCTGACTGCGTTCTCGCGAGCCCAACGGCAAAGAGTTGATCTTTTGCTCCCATTCACCATCGGAGCCGGGGAGAGCGGAGCGGGTGTTTCCAGCGCTGGAAAGTGCTGGGGTAATTCCCGCCAAGAGCTGCTTCTCCCTTGCCTGGACCAGTTCGTCAGCAAAACCCGCGAAGTCCGCGAGGACGGTCTTCAACGCTTCCTTGTCGGTCATCCCTGGGATGCGGTTCGCGACCCGTAGAAGTTCGGGGCGTCCCATCTCCTGGATGGCTTCGACTTTCAGCTTGAGACCGCGTAGTTCCGCGAGCTCGCTTTCCAGCGCAGTTTTTTCTTGCGTGATGGCTTGCAGCAGTTTGTCGCGTTCGCCGACCGTGGTAGACTTCTCCGCGTCCTTCACCACCAGTTGCCCGCGCAGTTGCTCCAGTTCGGAGGACTTCGCGGCAAGTTGGTCATTCAGCGAGCGGTTTCCAAGGGTCAGCTCTTCCACTTTGCGGACAAGCCCGTCGTAGCGGGCTTTCCAATCAACGGAAGCCGCGCCTTGCTGAGGAGGGGGTGCAACCTGCTCCACAGGGGGTTGAACTTCTTCGGTCATTTCTTGCTCCTCTTATTTCAGGATAGCTTTCAGATCTACTAGGACTTTGGACAGGTCCGCCAGGGTCTTCTCTAAGTCCTGGATCTTCTGTTCCAGCCGCGTCAGCCGGTCATTCTCTGGGGGCGTCGTCGGCGTGGGCAGGGTGGCGGGAGGGGGCGGCGGGGTGATAACATCCGCGGGCCACAGTTCCGGGCAGTCGCGGCGGCATTGCTGCCAATCCCAGTAGGAAACCGTCGGAAGCGCAGCTTCCGCGGCGGCCCCATGCTTCGCGGCGACCGCTTCAAAGTCGCGGATCTCCTGGGGAGTAGGACGCCAGCCGTTTTCTTTCCAGGCTGGGCCAGCCGGGATGATGGGTAGTTTGCCCATTGCCTGGAACTTCTGGAAACAGGTCTCCGTCTGCTGGGCCGCGTTGTGGGCCTGGAGCCAGTAGACCTGGGGCATGTTGATATCGCAGTATTTGTAAAAGACTGCCCACGGAAATTCCGGATGGTAGTGCGGGAAGCGGTAGGAAGAGAAAGCGATCTTGACGTTCGGATTGTGCTGCCTGAGAAGGGACAGATATCTCTCAGCATTTTTGTCATAGCCCGGTTTCTTGAATTCGACTTCCGCGTCCACGATATAGCCGTCCAGATTGAGCTCTTTGATGCGAGCGGTGGCGACGGCTTCTTCTGCTTCGGGTTGGGCTCCATAGCAGTACTGCCAGCCCCACACTCTCACGCCGACCGCCCGGAGCGCCTGAACGGTGGCGGGAACCAGATCCTTCCCGTTGGATGTGTTGTAGCGGTAGACGCCGTCCGCGACCTTGACGAACACATCGGTCAGGCCGGCGCGGTGCGCGGCGGCGGCAATCGCCAGCGGATCGCCGCCCTCGGTCTCTTTGATTTGCCAGATCCAGAACGCTCTGTTCAATAAATTAACTCCCAAAGGCGGTTGATTGCTTCAGCCTGTGTAGGTACAATGCAATCATGGACACTATTACCATCACAGTAAATCGAAAGCCTGGGCTGCGTCGGGGATTACGGATAACAGCTCTGATCCTGTTATTCCTCGGTTTGGCACCTTGCCTGATTGCATTTCTCAATATCTATCCCGTAGTTCGATACGGGTTTACTGGGCGCGACGATGTAACCTTGCAGCTCTATATTCCTTTACTCTGCATGGGGCCATTAAACGGGCTGGGCCTCCTCCTTCTTTTCATTTCCTTTTTCATTTATGAAAAATAGTTACCTAAACGAGCCGCATTCTAGGCACGGTACTCATTACCTCGCCAGTAGGCGACCTTCCATCGCTGGAAGGTGATAATCGGGATGGCCTCGATGGTCAGGATGTTTTCATCCACCTCGGCCAATACAATGCCCTGCTGCCAGTTGGGGCGGGCCATATACGGAGGATCAAGCTTACACAGGCAGAAGCACTCCTGCCCTGTGACCATGCCGTTGCGAGTGGTCGCGTGGACGGTTCCGCCGCGGTGGGTGTGGCCGGTCATGACCGAGATGGAATAGCGGTCGGCCTCCAGTTCAGCGCGGGCCGAGAGCCCCGCACCCTGGCGGACGTATTTGCCGTGGCGGATCGCCAGCTTATCGAAATAGACGATCTCCGATTGGGTGTATTCCTGCTCGTTCCACTCGATCCCCAGCCCATCGAAGTCCAGGAGGTTCCGCAAAGTTAACGCTTCCAGGGAGGCAATCTCGGGATGCCGCCACAGGTAGCGGCGCAGCCGATCTTCATGGTTCCCGGGGATGTACTTCTTTCTTGCATCCGGCGCGGCCATTGTCCACTCGCGCACGCCGCCTTTCCACAAATCGATTTCTTTCTGAAGGTCAACTTTGACGCGGGCCGGGTCTTTGTCGAAGGTCGAAATGTCATAGAAGTCGAGGCCGTCCGAGCCCAGCACGAGCTGGTGCGGCTTGAAGTCCTGGACGATCATCATCGCCACTTCGCGGGCCTGATCGTCCTGAAAGGGGAAGTGTTCGTCCGTGGGGAAAGCGATTTTCAATTCTTTTTCCCTTAGTGGTAAAACGGGTTGTATCTATAATTGGTTGATAAGGAATAAATCCAAATGAATGATGAACATACATCGTCCATTGAGAGCCA